CTCCAATGGTGACAACGCAGCCAGTGACAGGCACTGTAACTGCCACCGTTACAAACGGCTCTGTTGTGGGCTCGGCAGCGCATTCGGCAGCATCCTCAGGTAACCCGGTTCGTATTGGTGGTAGGGTAAACACTGCTGTAGATACAACCTTAGTCGCAGGCGATGCTTCTGATGTGTTTATGACAACAGGGGGGCAACACCTTGTCAAGCCTTATGGTTTACCTGAGACAGATTGGCAATTTGCTGGAGCCTCTGGTGGTATTGTAAACACTACAGATGTTGTGATTCGTGCAGCCGGAGCTGCTGGTGTAAGAAACTATTTGACAGGCATCAGCATAACCAACGCCTCTGCAACAATCGCTACAGAGGTTGTTGTTAAAGACGGAGCTACGATTATTTGGCGCGGATTTGTAGGTGCTCAAACACTTCTTAACAGCGTTATAGGTGTTACATTCCCAACACCCCTCAGAGGCACAGCCGCCACTGCTATGAACGTAGCTTGTATTACAACTGGCGCTGCTGTATATGTTAACGCCCAAGGTTATCAGGCTATATAAATGTACACCCACCTACTAACTACACGCCTCCTTACAGGGGCTTCTCTTGCAGGCAGTGGGGTAAGCTACTCTCTTAATGTTGCAAGCTTAGGGGTGGGTGGGCTTGCCTTCCAGAACGCTATAAATCAAGATTTAGGGGTGCAATCTTTTGCCTCTACTGCATATGCTATAAACCTAATAGCCCCTGTAAGCTATGATCTAGGTTTTGCATTATTTAAGAATAAGGCTAATAGCTTGAGGGTGCCAGTGGTTCTCTCTCTTGATCTAGCAACAACAGATTTAATGGCGTTTAAGCTTAGGACTGATGGATATCTTGGCACTGTTAACGACATGCTGTATGGCTTCTTTGGCAGCGGCGGGGCTATCTCCCTACAGGACGCTGAGAAGCTATGGCTCGTAAGCAAGACAGGCGTATCCGTAGGTTCTTCGCAAGACTTGTGGGTAATCTATCTGAATAACATAGGCTATAGCGGCACTCTCGACGACATGATGAAACAATACTGGTACGAGTATTAATTTTAGACAATAAAAAACCCCAGCACAAACCTTGGATTGCTCCTTGGAATGTCTGGGGTATTTTTTCGTCTATACTTTATCGAATAGGACATGCGCCTGTAGCGCAATCATCTTCTACTTCTGCATCAATGTCATTACTGTCGTCTAGAATAATAGGTTGAATATTTGCTACATACTCATCATATTCCTTTTTAGTCACTACTGCTTGTGGTAGGTATAGGTAGCCTAGGTCTTTAGCACTCTTAGTGGGGTCTGCTCTAAACAAGAAAGATACACCTACGTATACATCCCAATTATCTAACAGCCAATCCACAATACCATCTACCTCTTCAACGCTATAGCTAATTGTAGCGGATACGTTCTGCTGACACCAGTTGGTCATTAGCATCTTATAGCGCTCTAGCTGGGCAATAGCACTTTCGAGATTAACCTCCATTACAACCCCATCTTTAACGAAGTGGTCAAAAGGCACATCGTCCCATTTAACTGGGAACGTAATTAAGACGGCCTCTGGGTCGCTAGGGTTGTCAACCACTTTGTAGCCTGCTTGTCTGCATAGGGGGACAAGGGGGTCAAATCTTCCGAAATTAACGGAGTTAAAGATGTATCTTCCAAGGGGCTTATGAACACCCTCAGTTGTGTCCATAACTTTGGACAGCGTACCGCTAGGCTTGATTGTTGTAACATTTTTAGGGCGAGGCTTTCCAAGCTCATCTGCCATTCCGTAGGCCCCAGCAGTTGCTGTTCTCTGAAGTTCAGCGTAGTCGTAATCTGATAGGTCTGGCCTGCGTACAATACCAGTGAGCCCAACTCCACATAGTCGCAAGAAATCGTTGTTAAGGTGCCAAGCTTCCTGAAGGATTCCATCCAGAAGATTGACGCACGTTTGACGATAATTTGCTCTTGCTGCAAGGTGAACGGCTCTTCGTAGTCCTGCACTATCCCCTTTGAATTTAGCAACATCCACCTCAGTTAGGTTACAGAACGATTTGTTTCCAAGTAGGATTTCAGCGCAAGGATTGACTCCTTTAAACCAAGGAGCACGCTTAGTGGCGGCTTGTCCGTTGATGAACCCAGGCTCAGACCCTCCGCTTTCAACCATAAGATCAAAGATGCCTCTAAGTGCTTCTCTTGATGGCTTCTGCTTAAAGACAAGGGAGTTGTTTGATTGAGCACGTTGTACATTACCTTCCCACCAATTACGTTTAGCTACTGCGAATTCCTTCCACTCATCTTCGCCATACTCGAAGAGAGCAATCTCCGCGCTTCTACGGCTAGAGAGAATAGTTCCGAGCCAATTGACAATATCAAGTAAATCAATGCGGCTAAGTAGGCTGCCAGCACGACGGTTAAGGATAGTAAAAATTGCTTCGTAAGCTTTAGCAATACTTGCATCACCACTGGAAATCCATCCATATCCTTTTAACCTTTCGCCTGCTGGTCGTATTTCGGAAAGGTCGAGAACAAATTTAGTTGCGTCGTACCTGTGAGCCATGAGCTTTCCGATGGACTTGCTCCAAGCTTCTGCGGAGTCTCCGACTTTGATTGTCCAAACTCCGTTTTCAAAGCTTTCCTCATTATGTTGTTTTCCACCTTTAGCAGTTCGAGTGCTACGGATAATTTCAAAATCCTCGATTGGAGATTGGAAACCAGTGAGCTGTCCGATGATTGGTCGAAACCCCACTCCGCACCCTTGCATAAGCAACCAGAGCACATCAACAACGTCATACACAGTCTCCACATTAGTAAACGAACAATTAAACTGAGAGGCTTCACGACGCTTAGCTACCTCTGTACCGCCTAGCCAGAGGGTGCGCCCCGACATAAGCACTTTACGATCTAGCATAAGCTGTTTAAGCTCTTTAAGCTCTGCATCTGCCCCAACACCAGAAGCGAACTCATCTGCGCGATTCCATAGCCAAGATTGGTGTTGGATAACTCGCTCTACCGTTTGTTCCCAAGTTTCAAATAGCTTACCATCTTCATCAAGAGGGCGATTGTATGTACGTCTAGCAATTAATTGACTACGTAAACTCGGTGTATTATTATTTACCATCTATTCCTTTATTTTTAAATTAACGATTGTCGCCAGAACCTTGAAGGGTTCCATCTTCTTTACGTTTAAACAGCTTTTTGATATTACTACGAGCAATATCCTCTAACGTATACCCGTTATCCGCAGCAATAGCTGCAATAAACCAGAGAACATCCCCAAGCTCTTTCTTAAGATTATCTTGGTAATCAAGCTTCTTACCATCCCGAATAGCCTTAGCAGCAAGGCTATACACCTCTCCCACTTCACCAGCTAACCCTAGAACAGCATATGCTTCATTTGCACTTTCAAGCCGTACACTCATAGCTTGCACTTGATAATCGTTTAACGTATAAAAATCACTCATATTTTTTCCTTAAGTAATCGAGAGATACAGGCATTAAATCAAACTGCCCATCATTAACATCATGCAACATCAAGAACCCCCTCCAATGCTTATTACCCTGTGCCCCTAGATAGTCTTCGTTATGCTCATAGCACGAGCCAGCAATAATAGAGGTGAGGAGCTTACCATCAGCACGATTGCCTGTATGGATTTGCAAGCCCTGTTGATGCCCTGCTACACAAGACATGCTAGTTTTGCGGAATTGAGAAGCAGCACTAGAGGCGGGACGCCCAGCTACCCCTGTTACGAAGTAGTGGGAGAATGCTACACCCTCAATAACTACTACGTCAAGAAAGGGATATACCTCATCAAAATAGTTGTTATATTGTAGGTCTTTAATAGATATAAGACCTTCTAGTTTAGGGTCGTTGTCAACAGCACGATTGATACGGTTCTCATGATTTCCAACAGTAATCACTGTACGCGGTGAGTAAACTTTCTTTTTACTAATGAGTTGCTGCTGGCCCAGTGCACCAATAGGTCGAAACAAAGCTGTCTGGGCAGCAATAGCAGCGTCTACATCTTTAGTGTATCGACGGCCTTCAAAGCTTTTCTTACCTATGTCGTATGATGATAGCGAAGGCATATCTGCCAAATCACCAATACAAACAATAACATCTGGACGTTTCTCGCAAGCGTATTGTCCAATATGGGCTAGATAGGTAAAATCTACTCCCTCCTTCGCTTGAATGTCTGGCACTACAAGTATTTTCATGCAACCCCTAACAATGCTTTTATACTAACAGGAAACCTCTTCTCTATCTCAGGATAGATGAGGGTGGCTACAATACGTGATTCGTATTGGGTGTGCGGGTCTAGACGTAAACGAAGCATATCAGCAAATGCCCCAAGTGTGCCGCTCCATATCCATTCGGTCATAGTGTTTTGTGGTAACACCATACGAGCTTGCTCCGGGGCTACGCCATCCGATAACATTGCCATATAATTAGTAAGAGATTGCCTCATTGCAAGTTCTGTCCAATCACTCCCGGTCATGCCTGTGAAATCTTCTTCATACATTTTATCAGCACGAATATCACTACTGCCTTGTTTTACATTATCTGCTCTAGCCCTCCAAATATCTGGCATATAGAACTCAGGCTCATCATCCACATAGCGCCTACTTACTTCGTTCCAAGGCATAAACTTATGCTTAACAAGCTGCCTAGCTACAAAGATAGGGGCTTTCACCCTAAAGCTAAGGAAGCTATGGTTGAAAGGGCTGAAGTGTTTATGTTTAGCTAGATAGTTGATTAGCTTAGCATCACCATCTTTAAACTCTTCAGACACTTTGTGAAAACTCACTCTTGCTGCATTAACAACAGACAGATCAGAGCCGCAACTATCTATGTATGTAACTTGAATATCGGATAATACCATATGCTCCTTTATTGTATTGCAACAAACTGATTTCGCAACTTATCCCTCTGCACCCTAATACACTCTGGTTTGTTACACCACAAGCTGCAATCATTGTCAACACATTGAGACTCCATCCAATGTGCTACAGCTTGAGCGTGGCTTGTCTGCCCTGACAGAACGCCCTCACGTACTAATTGTTGTTCATCAGATAATATCATGCGTTGCCTTTGTAGCGGTCGTCCATATCCGGCCTAGTGGTGAGCATTGACGCAAGGAACATAACACAGCATCCAAGATGGTAGACATGTGGTAGTTGGCTTTCAGAATCAATATCCTCACCCTTGTTGATGGCACCAAGGTGCCTATAAGTAGCAGAGATAAGCCTGCTAGCTGTAATACCAGAACGCCAATTATTAACAGCATATTTATTAGCACCAAACCCGAGAACGCTAGCAACGCCTTCAAGGAAATCAGGGTCAAGGAGAGCCATCGGTGGTTTTTCTGAATCATATTTGACCCCAGTTACTTTAAGTGTTCCTGTAATTTTTTCCATAAGTTCCAAATAAATTAAATTATGCGGTGATGCGAAAACCACGCTCTGCCATAGTGGATTTGAATTTAGCTTGAACATCTTCTCGTTCATCTTCTGGCACCATTTTAAAATAACCGAGAATAGTGGCTACACCCTTTACATTGATAAGACCTTTTTCCGAATTATCCTCTGCGATATTAGTGAGAATCACGGCTCGATTACGTACTCGCAAAACATAGTCTTCAATGTCGTTGAACAATGAGAAGCCTTTGAAATTATTAGTCATTTATTTAGTTTTCTTTCTTGATTTTCTTGTTTAGAAATGCTCTTGTGGCACGGCTTACATACAACTTCTAGATGCTCCTTCTCACAGAACATACGCTCAATCACCCCGTCCCACGAGTCAAAGCCGGTAACAGGCACCACAGGAATTATGTGGTTAACTTCTACGAGTTTAGCTGGGAAAGCATCTTTACATACATTGCATGTATAGAACTTAGTCAGCCTGCCTGATGTGGGATTGACCTTCTGACCTATGCAGGCTTCAGCTAACACTTTATATTTAGGGGGCCAACGCTGTGAGGCACTTCTCAACCCCCCTTTTACAAAGCTGTTATACCTAGCCTCTGTCCACTCTCCATTATTACGAGTTTTATTTATACTGGCCCCCAATTCGCAATATCTTCAAAGAATGTATGCCAGTTACAACTGTCGAACTCGTGGACGATACAGTCATCACTCTTATGTGTAAACTCGTGAAGCTCATAACGATAACACCAAGTGCCACAGGGCCACTTAATAATATCTTCACTTGACATTTGGAAACTCCCATAAAACCGGCTTGCCATCCTTATGTAAATATCTAGTCATATGAAGCAAACGCCCTTGCTCTAATAGCTGAACATCTGCATCATCCTCATAGACAGCCCTATAAGCCCCAAGAACAGCTTCAAAAGCCTCAAGGCTGGTGGTAGTAGCCTCTAAGATATTAAACGCTGCTACAGGGCCGCAAGCACCTAGTCCCGGAATACTGTCTACTCTATCCCCCATAAGACATTGAGCATAGAAGAACTTATCACCATACCCAGTTACTTTCTTCCTGTCGGAAGACAGCTTAATCGTTCCAAATCCCTCAACCAGCAATGGCCCAAACGACGGTTGATTTCCCAGCTCCCATCCGTAGTGCCATCCGGGGACGCTTCGTAAGTCCTTATCACGGGTGCATATGATGGTTTCGTCCGGTCTAGCGGTTTGCTCGATAGCCATAAGATCATCTGCTTCCATACCCACTGATTCTCGATAATCATACTTGCACTTAATATACGCCTTTATGTTTTTATAATGGAAAGGTTTGTTACTAGGACGTGCCTTATAAGGGGTGCGTTTAGCAATATCATTGCGAAAATTACCCTTACCTGTAAGAAACAAAATAGGAGGCGCTGTGGCCCCCACTGTTGCACATATATTAGCAACACGATTATCTAGCAACTCTGCTACGTAGTCGAATTGAGGGAAGCCAGCCGATTGCCAGCCAGCCTCCGCTGCAAAGCCTACTTCGTAGAGGAAAATGTCCGCATCAATAAGGGGCGTCATCGTCTTCTACAGCAGCCTTCTCCACAGCTTTCTTAGGGGCCTTTTCAACCGCTTTAGGAGCATTGCCACCAAGAATCTTATCCAAAGGGCTGCCATTGAAATTCAGATTACCTTTGATTTTGTCTTGAAGCCACTTAGGCAATGCGTTGAATACGTCCATATCTGGGGCATCAAGATCGAATACCTTTGATGGATTAACCAGCTCAGGGCATTTATCGGCATCACGAGGACGCATAGCAGAGATAGTAGCAACATTGTCATAAATCTTCTCACCTACTTGATTGCTAACCACAGCTACGTTGATAGGCATACCTACAGCTTTGCTAAATTCACCATCAAACTCTTCCTTCGGGTCGAAGGCTAGATAACGTTGTGTGCTCTTAGCCTTGTCTGCAAACAAACCGTAGAATGGAAGGGTTTCACTAATCCAACGAGGCTTGTCTTCCAGATCGTTACCTGCTGCGTCCTTCATGAACGTGTCTACAAGCTCATAAGTCAAGTAGATTTCTTGCACAGGGGGTTTGTCTTTCCCCTGATATGCTTTCTGGGGCTGCAAACCTAGATCGACAAGCTGTACAAGACGAGCAGGATAGACACCCGGCTCAATGTTAGGTTGAGGTGTAGTGTTTGTATTACCACCGTTACCAGCTTTTTTTGCGTTTAATGCCATAATTATTCCTTTGTGTTTGTGAGGGTTAAGGTTGCTACGCTATCCATAGGGTAAACATGCTGAGTATTATCGTTGACTTGGATGATAAGGTATGGGCCATTAAGGCTGTATCCTTGGATATCTCCAAAACGAAGAGTTCCCATATTATAATCTGCAATCCGATCTTGCTTAATGCGAATAGTTACGTGCTGCTTAGTGCTGCCAGCTTTATTAGTTTCTGTTGGGGTGCTCATATATCCTTAGTGTGTTTCGTACCAATTATTACCTATAGTACCTTCCCCTTTATGAGGGCAGGCAATATTAAAAAACTCTCCTGCGTCAACAATAGCTTGTTCGCTAATTGCTTTCACATCTTCTGCAATAACTTCATCACATTCAATTTGATACTCATCGTGCATCCAGCACAAGAATCCAAACTGCTCTCCATACACATACTTAGCAGATAGTCGTTCGTTAGCTAGGCAATATGCCTTTGCCATCATTATGCTTTCGTCAGATTGCAATAGATATACAAGCAACATATGCTCAGATGGTACGGTGATGGGTCTGCCATCCAGTCCTGTTATTTTTCCGTCGAAATACTCCATTCTATTATATTTAGCGTTATAGCGCTGTCTTGCTGTAGCTTTCCACTCCTCAGTGAGGCTAGCCATAAGCTCTTCCAATCCATCTAAGCCCTTGTAAAGCTTAGCTCGGAGAGCTGCACCACTGCCTGCTGGTTTCTTGGCAGTTTTTGCAAGCTTAGGGTCACCGCCTCCAAACAACAAACAATACATAACACTCTTAGCTACATCCCTGTCTTCTAGGTCTGCAATCTTACGTGTCATAGAATGGTTGTCTGTTCCTTTTTTCTTGTCTCCGTTAACAATAGCGTCGATATACGCCGCACCCTTCATACGTCCAGCAAGCATACGTAGCTGACAAGAATCTGAGTCAGTACCTACAATCACTTTTCCTTTGGGGCATACGAATATCTTACGCATTTGTTTACCAAAGAAACTCCCAGCCCTTGGGATGTTTACAATGTTTCTATGGGTGGCCCGTCCAGTTGCGGCAAGAGTGTTAACTGCCGACGCAATTCTACCATCTGGCCTGATAAGTTTGATAAGACCCTCAAGGCTCGATCGTCTATGTCTACACTGTACACGCTTTGCGACAAGCTTGCCAACTCTACCTTCAACCCCGTCAAAAGGGTCATCTTTCGATAGTTTCGCGCTTGTGCGCTCTCCGGCATCATTTGTATTCCATTCTAAAGGCTCCCAACCTTGTTCAATAAGATAGTCTTTTGTTTCAGCGCCGCTGTCTAGATTTGTTACACGAAAAGCAATCCTAGAATAAGGGCCAGCCACGGGCCTACTGTCAGGATTAATACCACCAGCAAGAATCCAGTTGTGAGTCGCTTCGGCATACCCACCTGATTTGAGGAACGGTTTTTTAACATACTTATATTCACCTTTTTCTTTAGTTTCTAATACCTCCAATATCATTGGCAGCTTAGGTACAATTACCGAATCAATTCTACGTACCCAGCCTGTAAGCTGAGATATACAGAATTCCATGTGAGCCTTATCTACAAGCCAGCCGTGTGCTTCTTGCTTCTGAAGCCAGCCGAACAACTCAAAAGACATAAGAAAAGCATTACGCCATTTTCCGCCCTTAGATTCTTCTAATAGAGCGTTATAAACTAATGCCAATATTTCTACATCTTCTGTACAGCGATGCAGCATATCTTCTGAGAACACTGCCCAGTCGTTATGCTCTGGCTTGCCCCTACCTACACGATAACCC